CGTGGCTCAACCTTGGCTTCGTCAGACTGATCAACTCCACCAATTTGATAATATTCGTAAAAGACCGGACATCAACATTTTCAAACAACTGAAACATCGCTTCGGAAAGAAAAACCGGATGTACCCGCCAGCGAAGCCACCAGGCGACAATCGATCCGAAAAACCTGTAACTGAAATATCCTCTTACAATTGCTCCGGCTACAATATGGCTGACTGCCTTGCCATGCTTTGCGATAAATTCAATATTCTGATCCGCTGTATAGTCTTTCATCTTTTCATGTGTTACTCCAATTTCCAAGCGCTGTTCACTCATTCGAATCAATCCCCCTGTGTATGGACGTCGAATTACAATCGTGCGCGGCTTCTTTTTAAAATTCAAAAACCTGAGCGGGCGAAGAGGAATCGCAACGCCCAGGTCTAAGATTAATTTGGAAGCCTTGAGTTCTTCCCTGTCCATTATCCTTCAACCGGCAAAAAGTCTGTCAGGTCTTCTGTCGTATCGGGCGCCAGAATCTTGAAAGGTTCACCGGCTTCCGGCGTCAGAATTTCGAGCGTGCAGGCGATAGCCAAAGTATTTGCCAACGAAATCGAATTGGAAAAATTGGCTGTCAGACTGGCGCGTTGTGCTTTGAACTTATGACCGCTTTCAGCCGAGATCAATAATTTCCCTTCCATCGGGGCTTGAACTCTTGGCGCAGTATAATCTCCATTTGCTGCAACCGTTCCACCGAATACATCCTTAATGTTCTCTCCCAGCAACTGGATAAGAGTAAACGTAAACCGGTTTGTTCCCGGCGTAGTTAGCAGTGTTTTTACAACTGCATTGCCTAACTGTGCAGCCCGAACCTGTGTGGTTGAGGGAGCATCGCCACCGGCAACTAATCCTTCTTCGCTCACATAACCGATTTGTTTTTGGTTGAAGATGATATTTCCCAATTGAAAAATATATCCGTCGTCTAACTGTGCCATACTATTTGAATTTAATAATGTTTGTAATACTTTTTATAATGTTTTTCCAATTCAATTTCGAGGCGAGCCAACCCAGTATCAGAAGCTCGGTTATAATGGCCGCTTTCACCTGGAAGGATTGATATCGCGTCAATTGATTCACTTCCACCGGAACCTCTACTTTATAAGGAATCTGTTCATAACGTATCGAATCTTTAGCAAGGATATATATGGTATCGCTCTTTTCAACGACGCGATACAACAGGGCGTTTTCTTTCAACGAAAATTCGCTTTGCATGTTTTTTCCTTTCCATTCGGATACTTCCTGTAAGATTACATTATTGAGGCTGTCGCACGCCAATAATGCATAGAACTGAGCGGAATCTGCCGGAAGCCTGTAAGGAACCAGCTTCTCAACAACACGCTCCCTGATTTCTGCCGACGAAATGGATGTCCCCGGCGGCTTACCTGTGCGGCATCCGAAAGAAACCACACAGAGCATAAACAGGATTAAAAAATGTTTCATGTTTTTTTGTAAGTTTTTACGTTTTATAACTTGTGATTTAACGTTTTAATTTGATGCATACCTGAGTTCAATTAATGGGAGGCAGAATAAACTGTATCGTGTTCGCTGTATTTTTGACCAATTCTTTTGCCTCATTCTCGTTTAATGGCTTTTCAGCCGTATTTTCGGCAACCAGAGAACCTATCCACGATCCGCTCGCATTCACCAATTGTTTGATGATAATATTCGTTGAACCGGCGAGTCTCATCAACGATTGCGTGCGCTTGTCAATAACCTGCTCATCAATATCATCATAATACAGCCAACAAGTGGTAGCAAGCGTTTTTGCGAATGAAGCCATCTCCGACATGGGAATATTTTGAAAAATATCCTTGACCATCGACACTCCTTTTTTGTCCACTTCCAATAGGACGGAAAGATACAAATGTTTCATTTCGGGATGAGGTTGAATAATAAATACCCGGTCAACGTCTAACCGGTGCATCAAGTCGTATAATTCGCCATAAACAACAGCTATCTGCCGGTTGTTAGTACTTATCTTTTCCTCATTGAACAGACGCATCTGTTCAATTTTATAATCGGTCAGTTTATCTTTTGAATATTGATTATATACAAACCATGCCCCAAGCACAGTACCTATGGTAGTGAATAATCCAACGACTATGGATGCAAAGTGCGTGTTAAGCCAAGCTTTTTTATTATTATCTTCCATTGAATAATTATTGATTGATTCCTATGGACTTGAGCCATTTTTGAACATCGAACGAGGGGCAGGCTGTTGCCGACACTTCCCGGTGTCCGATAATACGCACATGGGGAAAACGCCGGTGAAAATCCCTGACATAATCTTCCATCGCTTCGAGCTGCTGAGGCGTCCGGGTGTCCTTGGGAGTCTTGCCGTCTTTAGTAACACCGCCGACGTACACAACGTGCCGGGAAATGGAATTGTAGCCGCTTGCTCCGTTGGTAATCTCCCAGGGATCAACCCACGCGTCTTCGTTGTTTTCGACCAAGCGCTCAATAGTGCCGTCGAGATGAATCATATCGGTGTATCCGACCTGTTTCCATCCACGCCCGCCCCGTGATATCGGATTGGTATGCCACGCCCGGATTTGGGCGGAAGTTACCTCCCGCCCTTCCGGTGTTGCTGTGGAATGAAGTATTAAGTACTTTAGGTTTGCCATTTTCCATCCCTCCGCGAATTAACCTTCCTCAACTTTCAGTTCCGCCAGTCCGCGGCTGACAACATCATTGACGCGATCTTCTTCAAAATCCAATTCATCGCCAACTTCGTAATACGTTTTGTGGTCGAACTTGTCGCGAAAACGATGAACCACAACGATTTTTACCGTTTCTTCTTCCTGATTTTCTTTTTTCGTACTCATTATTATTTGAATTTTAAGTGAATAAAAAATTAACCTTCTATTTCTTCTTCTCTCGTGTCAAGAACGATCAATTCTTCACCAAAAGCAGTTTGCGTATCCGCTTTCATCAACATTTTGAAGAAATACCGCTCGCCGGCATTGGTCAGCTTGTCGATTTGGATCACATCCATGTCATCCTGCAAATTTACAGCAGCCCAAAGGTTCGTATCGTAACCCATACCGCAAATGGTGGCTACCAACAAATCGGAAGGCCAGTTCGCCAAAGGTTCAAGGGTAATGCCTTTATACCGGCGTTGACTGATGTCGGTGTATTCCACACCTTTGAACTGCTGAGCAGTCAGTTCATCGTCGTATTTGTCAAAGTCCTCCACACTCATCAAAATACGCAATCCGGAATTTCCACGCAAAACGGTTGGTATCTTTTTGCGCAAATCGCCCAACTTACCAATCATCTTGGTTTGGGTAGAAGTGACAGCAATCTTGTCGGCGTCATTCATAATCCGGTAAATGATACCGTTGAACAATTTTTCATCATCGCTGCCATCGGCATATTCACCGTTGATAAAATGGTTTCCCAGCTCGAATTTAACTGTTTTAATCAGTTCACTCAAAAGGGCATTTTGCGCTTCCGGCGGAAGTTCCGCAAAAACAAGGTTCCCTTTCGGTTGCCATTTGCGCCAAACCTTTTCAAACGAGCGCGGATTGAAAGTGGTGAACGCCATAAAGTCCACAGGCTTCAATTCCCTTTCAGAGTAATTGAAGTTTCCTTTGCTGTCGCCATCTTCCGGCTGTTCTACGCGCTTGCGGAGCATCTTTCCGGTCTTCAGACGCGGGATGCTGAATTTCTCACTGACGCCGGGTTCAATATGAATCAGTCCGCGTTCAACTAATTCATTACCGGTTGCGGCCAAGGTTAACAGTTGCTCCAGTACCTCGCCGTTGTAATTGGTGTTTTGAATAACTATTGCCATAATCGTTTTTTAATTGATTCCGTTTTTCTTCCGGATGTCTTCCATCCGACTGTCCCACGCAGACACCTCGTTTGCCGGAGGCGTTCCCAATACATTTACCACATGTTTTTTACGCGGCAGCGACTCCAATACGGCTTTTCCGTTTTCAAAGTCAGCTTTCAGGAGCGCTTCAAAATGCGCCCGTTGCGGTTGCTTGATGCGTTCGTCGGAAACAGCGGCGTCCAGCAAAGCGGTTCTTTCCGCTTCGATAGCCGCAGTTTCCCTGTTCTCAAAGACTGTCACCTGCCCTTTCAGAGTGGTGATTTGCTCCGTAAGTCCCGGCACTTTGCCCGCCTCGGTTTCCAGACCATCAATAATCCGGAGTACGTCCGCATCAGTTGCCGCATTCGTAAACGAAGGTCGTTTTCTGATTTCTTCTATATTCATCTTGCTTTTTGTTTGTGCCCCCTCGCTAAGTTCTTGGAGGCGGTTATTGAAAATTTTGTAAATCTGTTCGGTAGTGGAATCATTTGGAACCGGCTCCACGTCGTAGATGCCGTCGATGAGTCCAAGGTTCAAAGCTTCGGGAGCGGTAATCCAATGGTCTTTCCCGTCAAAATACAGAGTCTTGATTTCCTCCGGCGTTTTCTTCATCTTGACAGCCATCAGGTCGCAAAGCGTATTTTCCAACGATTCAATTTCTTCAATAGTAACGCGCAGGTCATTTTTATCACCGTAAACGCCAACCTTGACACTGTGCAGCATGATACGGGCGTATTTACTCATATACAGCGGTTTCCCGCATAGAGCAATAACGGAAGCAATGGAAGCGGCAATCCCGTCTATAAAAATGGAAATCTCCTTTGTGCTTTGCCGGATTGCGTTGATGATTGCAATTCCCGGATAAACCTCGCCTCCATTGCTGTTGATATGTACCTCAATCTTATCGTGCTGTTTTTGAATTTCCAACAGTTCGGAAACGATACCCTCCGGTTTTCCATTATATTCGCCAATATCCCCGTAAATGAAGATACAGACTTTATTTGCGTCCGGAATTATATTAAAAAACTTCTTTGCCATCCTTGATAATTTATCGTTTCGCCGGCAAATTTGATTACATTTTTCACTCCGTGCAAATCGGTTCCTAATAGTATAATTTTATAATTGCACTATGCAAGTATAAAGTTGCATAGTTCGGAAAGAATTTTTTTTGCATCTTTTTTTAAGTCAATTTTGCTGTATAAATACACTTTGATATGGCAGATTTGACGATTAAACAAAAGAAAGAATGGGCGGCAATGCTCTATCTGAAAGAAAACCTCACGCAGGCCGAAATAGCCGAAAAGGTGGGCGTGAGCAAAGTAACCATGCATAAGTGGGTAAAAGGCGAAAAATGGGAAGAACGCAAAGCCGGGATTACACTTACCCGCGAGGAACAAATAAAAAACCTTTACCGGCAAGTCGCCGAAATCAATGATGTTATTGCCGGCAGGGAAAAAGGCAAACGTTTCGCCACGACCGGCGAAGCGGATACGCTCTCAAAACTGTCCGGAGCAATCAAAAAAATGGAAACGGAAACAGGCATTGCCGACATCATCAGTGTTGGAACACGCTTTGTTGAGTTTCTCCGCACGATTGACCTGGATAAAGCCAAAGATACGGCTCGTTTATTTGACATTTTTATTAAGCAAAACATATAATGAAACAGATCGATCGGGAGGCATTGAAAAACTGGGCGGAATTTTTGGAAGATATTAAAAACGCCACACCGGTGGATACGTCCATGTCTGATGCGGACATAGAAAAACACCGTATCTACTTGGAAGCGCATCCAATCGAATGGATAAAGTTTTTCTTCCCCAAATATGCTAAATATCCTTTTGCTCCTTTCCATGTGAAAGCTATTAAACGGATCATCGGGAATCCGGAGTGGTACGAAGTGATTTCCTGGTCGCGGGAGCTGGCAAAATCAACCGTCTGCATGTTTATCGTCATGTACCTTACCCTAACCGGAAAGAAAAGAAACGTATTGCTTACAAGCAACAATTTGGATAATGCCATCCGGTTGCTTAATCCCTACCGGGCAAATCTGGAAGCCAACGGACGAATCAAAGCCTATTATGGGGAGCAGATGAATTTGGGTTATTGGACTGAAAGTGAATTTATCTCCAAAAAAGGAGCCGCATTCCGGGCATTGGGCGCCGGGCAAAGTCCGCGCGGTAGCCGGAACGAGGAAATACGGCCGGATATAGAAATAATGGATGATTTCGATACCGACGAGGAATGCCGTAACCCGGACACCATCGAAAAGAAATGGAAGTGGTTTCAGGAAGCGCTTTATCCTACCCGCTCCATTTCCGAGCCGACACTGGTACTTTGGTGCGGAAACATTATTGCCAAAGACTGCTGCATTGTCCGCGCCGGAGCAATGGCCGACCACCATGATATTGTTAACATCCGGGACAAAAACGGCAATTCAACCTGGCCCGAAAAGAATACGGAAGAACATATCGACCGCGTACTGTCAAAAATAACCACTTCGGCCGGGCAAAAAGAATATTACAACAATCCGGTCAGCGAGGGAAAAATATTCAAAAACTGTAGCTTCGGGAAAATACCGGCGCTTTCGAAATTCAAATACCTGGTTATCTACGGCGATCCCGCTCCCGGCGAAAACAAATCGAAAAAAAGCAGTACCAAATCCGTATGGCTGTTGGGAAAAACCGGTGGGAAACTCTACATCATCAAAGGATTCATCGGTCGGGAGTTGAATGCTACATTTATTAACTGGTACATTCAACTGTTGCAATGGGTGGCCGGTCGGGTAAGTGTTTATTGCTACATGGAAAACAATAAACTGCAAGACCCGTTTTTCAAACAGGTTTTCAAACCGCTTGTTGCCAAAGAGAGAAAGCAACACAACATCATGCTGAATATTATTGGCGACGAGGAAAAGAAAACCGACAAAGCCACCCGCATCGAGGCGAATCTCGAACCGCTCGACCGGGACGGCTTACTCATCTTCAACGAAGCCGAAAAAGAAAACCCGCACATGAAGGAATTGCTGGATCAGTTCAAACTCTTTGAATTAACACTCCCGTATCCCGCCGACGGCCCCGACTGCATCGAAGGAGGCAACCGGATACTGGATCACAAACAACAGGAAATGCAACCCAAAGACACAATCAGCCGGCAGGCTATGCGGGCAAAAAATAAACACAGGAGGTAATTATGAGCGCTTTTATAAACTTGGAAGATTATGGCTCGCGCATTCACCGCGAAATTTTGGATGCACTGGTGCGCGACGACGAAACAATCATCGAAATACTGGAAGATCAGTCCATCGCTCTGATGCGCAGCTACCTGAATAACCGCTACGACTGCAATGCCGTTTTTTCGGCAACAGGCGGCGATCGGAACAACCTCATCCTGATGATGGCGCTGGACATCACGGTTTACAATATTTTTTGCATCCACAACCCGCAAAAAATATCCCAAATCACCAAAGACCGGTACGACCGGGCAGTGACCTGGCTGAAAGAGGTAAACGCCGGAAAGGCAAGCATCGACGGCGCACCGCTGCAACCGGACGATGTGCTGGCTGCCAATTCCCCATACCTGACTGTCAGTAATCGCAAACGTGTAAATCATTATTAATATGACAAAGAAAACAAACAAAATAACGGTAAGCGGTAATCTTCCCCGTCCGGGACAAACCGGAACGCGCACGATTATATTGACACAGCCACAGCGTTTCTACATTGACATGGCAAACTATATGAATGCTATTCGGGGAGCGGAAAATGTGGATTATTCCCGGCGTGTCAAACTCTACGACCTGTACAGCGAAATCCTGATGGACGCCCACCTTACATCGGTCATCAACAAACGCAAAAGCGCCATTCTTTCCATACCGATCAGCTTCCAAAGAAACGGTGTTCCCGACGACGGCATGAATGAGCAATTGCGATCGCCCTGGTTTTACCGTTTCCTTTCCGATGCATGGGATGCCCAAATTTGGGGATTTTCCCTGATGCAGTTCTTTATGGACGGCAAATGGATCAATTACAACCTGATTCCCCGCAAACATGTCGATCCGCTAAAACGCCTGATCATGCACCGGCAAACCGATATTCAGGGCGACAGTTGGGAGGAGTTCGACGACCTGGTACTCATCGGCAATCCGGAGGATTTGGGATTGCTCTCACAGGCGGCTCCCTACATCATATACAAGCGCAACACCATGGCTGACTGGGCGCAGTTCTCTGAAATATTCGGCATGCCCATTCGTAAATATACCTACGACGGCAACGACGAGGATGCCCGCAGGCGGGTGCTGGAAGATGCTTTTAACGAGGGAGGTGCAGCGGTTTATATCTTGCCCGAAGGCAGTAATCTTGATTTTGTGGAAAGCAACAGCAAAACCGGCAGCGCGGAACTGTACGAACGTTTTACCGAACGCTGCAACTCGGAAATTTCCAAACTGTTTTTGGGAAACACCTTGACCACCGAAGCATCCAATACCGGAACGCAGGCGCTGGGAACCATTCAAAAGCAGGGCGAAAACCTGATTAATTCGGCTGACCGCAAATACATCCTCAATCTGTTAAACTACGACATGACGGATGTCTTTGCTTCATTGGGCTTGAATACCGCCGGCGGATCATTTGAATTTGTTGAACCGGAAGAAATCAGCCGGAAAGAAAAAATGGAAATCATCGAAAAACTGCACACCATGGGCTTGCCGATTTCGCACGATTATCTCTACGAACAGTTCGGCATTGAAAAACCCGTAGGAGCGCCCCTTGCGGGCGCCCCTGATCCAAATCCCGAACCGGAACCTACACCCACCGAAAAGAAAAAATTCTCCAACTGGCTGTCCGGTTTTTTCGCCCACGCCCGGCACGACCGGGCTTTAGAATGGTAGTGGATAATCTCTATTACTCCACACATCCGTTTCTCAATGCCGTAAGCGCCGGTTTCTCATTTGACGAGCAAACCGTCAAGGATGCCATCCGCCGGATATATGAAAAGAAACTCAACCCGCTGACGGAAATCGACGAGGGCGTCTTTCGAGAAACATGGAACCTCTTTAACAGGGCAACCGACGAAGGGTTTGGTCGGCTGGAATATTCCGATCCGGATTATTTATTCTATCAGGAGTTACGCTACAACAATGCCGTTTTTTCCGCTTTCCGCACGCATCGCCTGCAGAATGACATAGCAGCCCGCCTGCTGGACGAAAACGGAAATTTAACGGACTTAAACGGCTTTTTAACAGCGGTAGAACCCATCACCAGCCACAATGTACGGCACTGGCTCCGAACGGAGTACGATACCGCCATTATCCGCGCCCATCGGGCAGCCGACTGGCGGCAGTTCGAGCAGGTAAAAGACATTCTCCCCAACCTGCGATGGATGCCAACCACCAGCGTAACGCCCGACCTGGTTCATAAACGCTATTGGGAAGCCCGCCTGACACTTCCACAGGATCATCCGTTCTGGAACGAACACAGGCCCAGCGACCGGTGGAACTGCAAATGCTCTCTCGAAGCAACCGATGATCCTGTGCATGGAACGCATGTCATTGACGAGGACAACCAACCAAAACCCGACCGAGGGTTGGATAATAATCCCGGGCAGGATGGAAAACTGTTTAGCGATACGCATCCTTACATTGAAAATGCACACAAAGGAG